TATTAAATCTAGTTCGTGGATAGAATGAAGCACTTGATCGTTACTTCATATCCTTTAGTAAGCTTCGAGAATGCTTATAAAGCGGCTAGTCGTTTTAAGGAGTCTTTCGCAGATAAACGTAGTGAACTACATAGGATTACATGTCTGGATGATCCTTGGGGGTAGTATATTAAAGTCGTTTAAGGCTCCGTAGTTTAATCTTATCAAGAAAAATAATGTGCCGTTCTAGACTAGATGTTACCAATGACTTCAATAGGCAAGAGATAAGATATTTAAATGGTGCATCCGTTACTCCGATGGAAAGTTAGAGGTGAGATGTTGTTAATAGCCTTCATCGGAACTGCATTAGTAGCTTATTAAGTTAAGTCACCATTTTTAAAGGACCTTAGCGTCCTTGTTTTTGTATGGATGTTGAGTTAGTCAAGTGATACCCGAGCTTAGATTATCGGTAATATCAAATTCCATCACAGTTTAAATCCAGAATCTTATGATCCAAAAAGGATGAATGAAAAAGTAATTAAGAAATTTAAACTGTTCCATCCATTACATAAGACAGACATTTCTCACCTGTCTGGTAAGGAGATCTTAGAGATCTGGGAGCCATATTGTAGCTGCAATACCAAGAATACAGCTAGCAGGAAAGTGTTCAACATTTTTTCGTATGTTGACACTATATGTACCCGGTAATATGGAGCCTGTCCTTTAAATGCTATAGCCGCATTTATTGGAAGGACTGCCTTAACCAAGTTGGAACCTAATAGTGTAGTTGTATCGGAGTTGAAGCGTTTCTTTAAAAATTAGATGAGATATCCCTAATAATTTGCAACTGCAGTTTAGCTGCCTTGCATTAAGAAAACCCGATAAGAGTACGTCGACCATGTGGCGGAAAAATCTCCTGCAAAGGCCAAAGCATATTAGGCAGCTCATAATATAGCTGTAGCAACTTCCACTTGTGACATCGGTTATACCAACTTTCCAAAGTAAAAGGAAACCTTTATATGTGGTAAAGAAGAACACTTAAGTTAAAGGAAGAACCGTCCAAGGAACATTTGGAATCCGTCTAACTTTATAAAATCGGTAGGGGGACATGTTAACTACATTTTGATGTAGGCATTAAAATAAATTACCCAAGAATATGCGTCTTATAAGACCCTAGAGCAATTAGAGGAAATGCTGACCAATGAGTATATAAAGTATTCGGATCCAGTAGTTTTTACTATTGATGGAAAGTCTCATGATTCACATTAACACTATTCTTTGTTGAAAGCTATTGATTAGGCATATATTGACTCGACCTTTGAGCTTATATGGCCATATTTGGAGCTACCCGACGTGTTAAAAGGTGACGTGTATAAGATCTTGACCGATGTGTAAGCCAATGTAACTTCTTGGCATTCTAGAAAAAAGACGAATAAGGTTAAAATATTTACAGCCAAGGTTAAAGGCACCGTTTTTTCTGGACATCCTACTAGGACAACATTAGGTAATACTGTTAGAGTAATTACTTACATTAAATTTATCAACTGGAAGGCCGGAATTACTAAATATTCCCTTTTTGTAGGAGGGGATGATGTTTAGATAATTTTAGAGAGACGTGATCAGGCTCGATTCGAAGCTGTCTTCTGGTAGTATTATAGCCGGTTTGAAGACGGGACTTATGGTTTAGGTTAGTGTACGCGAGAAATGGAATTAAATCCTAAAGGAACCTTCAACTTCCTTAGCGAGATAGGAATTTTTTATAAAGGTAGAGTTCACTTGTAAAGAAATATTCCTAGAATACTCCTTCTTTAAAGTATTACCTAATCGGACTAACCTTTCTAGATAGTGTAGGAAGCTATGTTATTTTCCTTCGCATATTCTGGAATGTCGTAATAGTATATATAGAATTTACTCAAGAAATTCCCCAAAATTGGAGAGAAACTGATGGCTAATACAGTTTCTGAGACTATGAAGTATATATAGAATAAGCTACCTGATAAATACTATACGACTTACTCTATGACGAGTAATCTGTTGATCGATGATGACAGAACATTTTTGGCGGCAGTTATGTCCGCGCAAGTTGGTGATTGGGCTGGAAAAGAAGAGTCGATTATTGCTGAAATTTGCACTGACTCATTTTCCACGGATACAAAACCTCTGAATATGTTATACCATTTTTATGGTTATGATGCATATTGTGATGAGCTAGAGAATCTCGGAGTGAGAATCATCGGTCAAATTTCCTATTAGTGTTGCTTAACTAGCACATTAGTAGTATCTACTAGTTCATAAAAAACAATCACTAAAAACCCAAGCCAAGGAGGAAAGAGCCACTGTTGTAGCAGAATAAATACATCCGGCAGCAAGTACGGCTGCAGCCTAACGACAGTACAAGCCAACGGGGAAAGTTGACGAAATATTCATCGAAACCCCTGACATTATTATTGGAATGCCTAACTTCAAGGAAACCATAATAAGTGAAGAAAGTGTTCGTACCCACTAAGAAAGGTACATAGCAGCAAGGTTAGAAATAGTATAAGAAAGCCAAATCATAGGGAGGACCGTCCAAGTCGAACTTCGATCAAGGTGGATAGATATTGAGAGGTAATAAGAGTAGAGCTCGTATTTAGCAAAAATCAGGGTATGTTAGTTCTGCTAACAGACCTTCTGACATCAAGAAATACATATGCGCTATCTTAAATCCATTCTCAACTATGCCAGTGCGAGGTCCTAATGATTTTTATTAACCAACATCCTTGTTGGATTATAAGTATACCACTGATGTCCTCTTCGGAACAGCTAATGGTATAATGGCACTATTTCCCAACTTCCTAGTTGGATAACCTAGCACCAATGCCCC